GAACGGCTCTGATTATGGGCATTTTGTATGTCTGGGTCAGAAAAGCCTCGGATATCAAAAATGTCGCTAGGGCCCTGACACTGGCTCTGATGCTGATTCTTCTTTATTTTACTTATACGGTGGCCAATCCATTCTTAGCCGGGCTATTTTTCCCCATTTTTCCTTTATTTGCTTTCTTCTTAAGAGGCAAGAAAGAGGGTACGGTTTGGCTGATCTTTTTCCTTATCGTCACCGCTGTCTACTTTTTGGGAGCTTATTTGGGCTTGATTAAAGCGCCGTACTTGCTTTTTTCAGGGCCCATGGTCCCCGTAGTTAGCTTTTTTCTTTATATCTTGGTGACTTATTTTTACGTTGATATCGAGGAAAAATCCAAACAGTTGCTTTCAAATCAATCTCAAAAACAAGAAGAGATTAATAAACAGCTTTTCTTGGAAATTGAAGCCAGGAAGAAAGCCGAGGCCGAAACAGCGGCGGCAGCGAAAGCCACGAAGCTGAAAGAGGCGCGGGAAAAGATCAGCGAATATACCGAACTCACCGAGTATCTGGACCTGGTTATACCAGCTGACGTTAAGCCCGAGGCAAAACCAGAGGTCAAGTCGGAACCGGAATCACTCAACCCGGAAGATCGCCGCATTCTGATTTTGCAGCGCGAACTGTCGGACGAAGTTCCGGGATGGATGAAGAAACGGGATTCAGCGGAATTCCAGGCGTGGCTCCCCAAGCAAAGCCAAGACGTTCAAGCCAAGGCTCAAAGCTGGGAAGTGAAAGAAGCCGTGGAAGTATTCAAATTGTTCGACCAGAACACAAACGACGCCGCGAAAATTGCCCAAGTCGAAAAGGACCGGCAAGAACGTCTGCGTCGAGGCGAGAGCGTGCAAGGTAGAGGCGGTTCCAATGGCAACGTGGACACCTCGCCGGATGCTCTCTGGAATCAAGTAGCGCGTGATCGAGCCAAGGCCCGATCCGCATAAGGAGACAATCACATGAATTATTACGATACCGCTAACGCGGCAACCCTCAACCAGTGGAATGTAGTGCAGGCGTTGATCGAACATGCCGAACCGATCATGGCCGTCAGCAAGTTCGGCAAGACCACGCCTCAGCCGAAAAACAAGACCGATACCATCATGTTCAGCCGCGTCCTGCCGCTTGGCTACGACTCGTCCACCGGTGGCATCAACGTCACGCCGACCAGCTACCAGTTGTCCGAAGGCGTGAATCCGACACCGAGCACCATTGAGTATCAGGATGTGACCGGTACTCTCGAAAAGTACGGTGTTTATTACAAGGTCACGGAAAAGACCGAACTGATGTCCGAGCGCAACATTCCCGAGGATATGCAGGCCACAGCGGCCGAGGGTGTTAGCAGCATCAAGGAAATGATCGTCTGGAACAAGATCAAGGGCGGTACTTCCGTGGGTTACTCCAACGGCTCGACGCGCGCCGGCATCAATACGCCGATCACGCTGAATGCCCTGGAGAAGGCCAAAGCGGCGCTCAACGCCGCCCATGCACCCATTACCGTGAAAGGCCAGAAGTCCGGCCCCAACTACGGTGAAGTGGCGGTAGGCCGCGCCTTCTTGCTGTATAGCCACACCAACGCGGAACATGACTACCGTGCTCTCGCTGGCTTCAAGGACGTGGTTGATTACGGCAGCGCCAAGCCGTACCACGACATGGAGGTCGGCAGTGGCCCGGGGTTCCGCATCATCTTGACCCCGATGCTGAAACCGTGGCTCGGGGCCGGCGGCACCACCCTGAATGGCATGCAATACACGGGTTCAAACGTGGACGTTTACGCCTCCATGATCTGCACCAACGGCGGCTATGGTCATGTCCCCCTTAAGGGCCGTGATTCCATGACGCCGTTCGTTCTCCCCGCCTCGCAGCGTAATCATGCCAACTTTGCCGCGCAGTTCGGCTATGTCGGCGTGGATTTCTACACGACCTGCGTGCGGCTGAACGAACTGTGGATGTATCGTGTCGAACATGCGGTAACTTCTCTATAAAACAATGGCTTAACGCAACATGTCCAATATATGTTGCGGTTCTGTACAATTCTCTCGTCTTGAATTTTTGGGAGAATTGTATGGAAAAGGTCATGAAGGTTTGTGCTGTTTGTAACGCTGTGTTTCGTGTCCCCCCTTGCAGGGAAAAAAGCGCGAAGACGTGCTCTATGAAGTGTAAGGGGAAACTTTGGACAATGGAATGTGCCAAAGCACGTCCGCAAATGAAGTGTAAAGTTTGTGGATTACTGTTTTCGTACCATCCATCGCACGAAAAACGCAGGCAATGTTGTTCGACAGCGTGCGCCAACAAATCAAGGGCGCGGTCCAATAGCCATTCAGGTGTAGAGAATCACAACTGGAAGGGCGGAACAGCAAAGCACAGCGATGGATACCTGTACAGAGCGTCAGAACATCATCCGTTTGCTAGTAGCGAAATGTACGTGTTTGATCATCGATTGGTGATGGAAGAATGGATGCGGGAAACGGTTCCGGGCCACAAGTTTCTGATTGAAGTGGATGGAGTCAAATACCTGCGGACGGAAATTCATGTTCACCATATTGATGAAAACAAACAAAACAACAGGCGCAAAAACCTGTTGGCATGCACGGCATCTTCCCATCAGCTAATACATTCCGGGAAGCCGCCGATGTGTGGAGACGTGTGGCCTGAAGTAGAGGGCCAAGTCCCGTACAAGCCTGTTTGGGTAAATCGATTCTGTGAACTTTGCGGGGTCGGTTTCCTGAAGAGGCGCAGCGATGTAGCGAGGGGGGCTGGAAAGTTCTGTTCTAGGAACTGTTACGACAGCCGACCAAGAGAAGCATTCAACGTAATTCAACGAAATTAACTTCAGGAGAATTTCACACATGGGCAATGACTTTCAAGACATCAGAGGCGGTAACCGGACGCTCAACGCCGCAGGGCTGGGCGGGCAAACCGCCGGCATTAAAACGTATACGACCACTGCATCGGGCGCGCATACGGGCTGTGCGTACACCATCGACGGCAGGTTTTATTATTCCGCCGATGATTCCGCCACGGCAACTCCGATACTGGATATCAGCACCGGGGAGGCTTTTGTTCCAATCCCTACCCTCAAAACGTGCGTGTTTGTGTACTGCTGGGACTCGGGGCAGGTTTTGCGTGTTGCGCAAGGCCCGATAGTAAATACGGCGGACATCACGAACAAATCCGCCGCCTACGAGTTCCCGTCGATCCCGGACACGGTGACTCCGTTCGGCTATCAGACCGTGAGTTATGTGGGATCGTCCACGTGGACGTTCGGCACCGACAATTGGGATGCCACTACCACCACATTGGGCACGTTTATCGACTGTACGGTGTTACCGACGAGTCCCCTGACGGTGGCCTCGGCGTAATCAGGCAGTCAACAAGTAGAACCAAAGGGGCCATTTCGGCCCCTTTTTTTCAGGAGAAACAAAATGGCAAGAATCAAATCTGCTGCATCCGACGAAGTTACCCTTCCGCCTTCCTCCACGTTCGACCTGAATTCATTGGTTCAGGGCGGTCCGGATATTGTCGCCGTTCAAACAGATGTCGACATTCGTAAGTTGTGCGAGGACGAGGCGTTCATGAACGAAATGATCGACATCGTTTGCAAGGCCAGTGGCGATCCCAATGCCCCGAAGGCTGTTGAGATCAGCATTCAGTCCGGTGGCATCACTGGCAAGATGGGCAAGCCCACGGCTGAATATCCATCTGGTGTTCCCGGCGTTGCCGGACGCGGCGGCAAGCTGACGCGGTTCGTGTTCGCCCTGGACAAGAAGTACACCGTGCCGCGTTTTGTGTTCGAGGCATTGGCGCATGCGAAAATGACATCGCTGAGGCAGGCTCCGCATCCCACGATTCCGATGATGATGACACAGCGCAGCGTGCACTCTTATTCGTATGCGTTCGAGTGCACGCGAGATCCGAATCCGAAAGGCCAGGCTTGGCGGGAAAAAGTGCTGGCGGACCCAGCTTAACGGAT